TCATCTATTTTTATTATTGAATAATACTCTTTCATATCTTATTGTTTTAATTCTCTTTTTAATTTATAATTTTTTTTAAATAATTCTAATGTATTATTTTTATTTTTTCTAAATATCAATCCCTTAATTACATTAAAAACAGTTATAATTATCGCTAAAGGAAATATTATAACAAACAAAATCCACTTAACTACTTTTTTTAAAATATTTTTCATTATTTGTTGTTTTTTTTATCAAATTTTTTTAAGTTTTCTTCAATATTATTTTCGTCCATAAATTTAGTGCAGAAAATCGCCTCTAATATACAAAGTATTATTATTATTCCCCAAATCATTGTTAATATCTTCATTCTCTTAATTTTCTTATTAGCCACATCACAATGGCTGTTATTATTACCCACCCTATCATGTTAGTAATTTTGGTTCTGGTCTGTAATGCAAAACTGATTTAGGGTTTTCTCCTCTATCAACTTTTGCTCTAGCATCCCATATTAAATCTTTATGTTTTCTTAACCACTTCATATAAGTTGGCACATTAAGGTGTATGAAATCTCCATTAATAGGACTTCTAACCCCTAAGTTGAATGCTTTTTGAGCATCTTCAAAGTAAAAATTTCTATAAGTTTTAGACAAATCATCTGCTAAACTTTGAGCAAGAACCATTATAGTATCTTCTTCAATATTATTTTGCCCCAACTCAATATAGGTTTTGCTAATTAAATCTACTGCACCCATAAGCAGTTCTTCTTTTGTCATTGTTTTTATCTGTTTCATTGTTTTAGTTGTTGTTTTAGTTTTTCTTTTACATTCATATTCTTTTGTAAGTGAGAGTGTATCTTACTCATACCTGAATTGTTTTTAATTTGTCTTTTCTCCCAAGTTCTAACACAAGCCTTCCATGCCTTCATTTTATTGTTTCCTATCTTCCAATCTTTACTTTCATAAAAATCATAAAAAGTTTCTGCATCTATACTGTTCTTTCTTTCAATACAATAATCAGCAATTTCATTAACAGTTGGTTTTTTAAAACGCACCTTATTATTACTATATGTAATATTATTATTAATACTTGTATTATTATCCTTAAAGTTTTCTTTAATACCCCCCTTGTCGTTTTCTTTAATACCCCCTTTAAGAATACTTAAATACCTCCTATCAATTTCTTTAGTACCCTGCTTGTACACATAACTAGATGATATATAGCCATTTAAAATAAGTTCACCTATCCACTTTGAAATAGTCACTATACTCTTACCATAAAGATTAGAAAAATATTTGTTTGTAGCAAAGCACTCTCCATTCATATTAAGTAGTGCTGTAATTTCAGCATATAATAATTTTGCATTTGCAGTTAGATTTTTATCGTACCTAACCTCAGCACTTATTATAGCATAGTAGTTTGGTTGTTTCATTGTTTAATTGTGTTTTTGTATTTCTAACTCATAGCACTCTGTATAAGTTGACATGACTACACCCCACTTACTTACATCTTCATACTTAAACCAGCAAAATCTTGCATATAAGGCGTTTAATGGCTGTATGAATAGATAGTGCGTAACTTTCTTTTGAGGGTTGTTATGGGCTTTAAAATTAACTCTAAGGGCGTTTCCACCACTCCTAACTCCTTTTACATCAATATAGTTTAACTCACCAATACCTTTCATAACTATATCGGCATCAACTACTGGTCTTTTATCAATCAATGGTGCTGCTTTAAATTGTACCCCTTTATTATTTTCTAGTATATGTCTAGCAACTAACTCTGCAAATATTCCTAGACTTTGAATAGTGTGTTCTTGACTTCCTCTGTATTTTTCTGTATTCTCGTTATATACATCAGAAGACAGCATACTTCTTACCTTAGCAAGTTCATCAGACAATCCAATGAAAGTGCTAGGGTAGGTAGTATTTTTCCACTTAATCATTAGAACGGAAGGTCATCATCCTCGTTTTTTGCTTTTACTTTCTTAGGAGATGTTTTATTTTCTTCTTTCGGCTCGTAATCGTTTACATAGGCATAATGGGTAGCCCCTTTTTCTGATGGCTCTTTTCTTTCTACAATGACCATAGACACCCATCCGTTCTTTGAGTTTGCCTGAAGTTCATCAACTTTGAAGTTCCCAATAAGCATACTTCCATACTTGGTTTCAATGTTTTTAATGCTACTCGGTAAGTAGACTTTCTCTTTCTTGTCTTTCATTTTTTAATTTATTTATTTTATACAATTTGGTTAATGATTTGTTTATTTTATCTAATTGTTGTTCTAGACCTGCAATCTCCTCATCTATTTCAACTTCAATTATCATGCTCTCCACTCTTTCAAAATTTTCAGTATCTTGAATGTAGTTCTTGTAAAAAAACTCAAACTGTCTTGAATGGTGAATTACAGATGCATGATGCAAATTTGTTACCTCAGCAATCTCCTTAAGAGTTAGTCCAAACATTTCTCTTAATACATAGATATATAGTCTTTTAGCAAATATAATATTTTTCTTTCTGCTTCCCAAAAATATCCTATCCTTGTCTACATTGTAAATAGCCGCTATCTCTTTGATAATTATATCATGATAATAGTCGCTAAATTTCAATCTTCTTCTTTTCATTATTTTTATTTTAAGTTAAGTCGTACACTATTGTATCAACTATATCTTGCGTTTCAAGCCCTATAAAGTCTGCTAATCTTTTAGCGTGTATAAACCTCATGGTGCTTGGATTCTCTATAAACTTTTTACTTGTAAGGTAGTTAACCTCAATAACCTTGCATAGCCTTAAGTTAGATATTCCGTATATCCTTAACAAAGCCTCAAACTCGTTTCTTGATTTTCTAATTTTATCTAAAGAATATTTATTTGTCATTTCTTAGTAAGTATTTATCCAATTTCCATTTCTCTATCTTAAATTTTTTTTTACCTGCAAAATAAAAGTCTACCAACTGGTTTTTATTTAATAGTTGTATTATTGAATCTTCAACAACCTCTCCTAAAATATTTTTCTTATTCCATAAAATGTAAGAGTGGGGATTTTTAAAATGGTCATAAATCTCTATGTCCAAAAACTCCTTCTTTGAACATTCTTTCCCATTGTTTTCTAGGGTCGCTGTCATATTTGTTCTCATTTATTAAAGTTATTACTGCTGTTGCTTCAAGTTCTGTTAAGTTTTGCAAATCATTAAGTATACCTGCTTTCATTGATAATGGTAGCGAAGTTCCATCTATGTTACCCTCAATGATGAGCCATTGCGTATCTGTAATAGGCGTTGGCTCACCATCAAGAACTTCATCTATCCAATCATAATCACTCAATTATTTTGCATTTGAATCGCCAGACATTTCAAACTCCATTTCATCTTTACTATACATTCCTTGTTCGTAAAATCCTGCCAACTTGAGAACAACTCTACCCATTGCTCTTTTTTCGGCCATGGAAACGAGCCACTTCTTACCGCCTCCAGTAAGATTGTTACTTACACTAGCCTCTCCAAAACTCATTACATTCCTAACATCGTTACCAACTTTCATGGTCGCTGCTGCTTTAAGCACACACTCCCCTTTTTCTATATCTAAAAGTATAACTTCATAGCCTATAGTTATCCCATTTTTAGCAGCAATCTTATCTACACCACTTCTTGTTATGGTAGAGAATCCTCTAGGGTCTTTATGCACATCTTCTCTTACTAAGCCATTCTCTTTATAGAGTCTTGTTAAAACTTCTTTTCTGGTTTCTTGAACAGGCTCAGGCTGTTTCATTAGTTTTTCTCTCATTTTTTTTGTCATGTTGTTATTGTTTAATTGATTAATACTCGGCTGTTGTGCAATGTCGTGCATTGCGTTAATTGTTTCTTCTCTTTCTTTCATAAATTGTTCTTTCATTTTTCCCATAATTTTATAGTTTTTAGTTAATATTTATTTATTATAATAATTGTTCCATTCTTGTATATCTTTAAATTTACTATAGTATTTTTCCCCATCTAATACTAGATGCCATTTATCCCATGCGATATTTTTTGTTTCTTCTATAGGCATTACATCACATTCATAATTTATTCCTATATGGTCACACATCATACCTGCATGAAAATGCATTGGTAAATTATTGTCCCTTAATATTGTCATTCCATGATTCAGAACTTCAAGTATTTTAAGACATCCTTGCTTTGTTTTCTGGTTAACCATTATTAATCTACCACAATGTATAAAATTGTGACAACTATGACATAAAGGTATTATTTCTTTAACATTCATTATACCATTTTCATAATCTATAGTATAATCTTCATGTGCTTCTAGCCATTGATGATATTTGGCTTTAGTCTTATGAACACCACAAGCCAAGCAATGATATTTAGTTGAAGCATAAGCCTCCTGTCTTGTTTTGTCCCACCACTCCTGTCCTTTTATTACTCTCGGTGCAAGTCCGTGTAGAGGTTTAGGGATATTAGGGTGCTGTAGTAATTGAGGTCGCTTTTCCATTAATTAGTTTTTAGTTATTAAAGTTTAGTGTAGAATCTGAGAGGGCATTTTACCCTGCCTTTTAAGTATTACGACAAGTATTACGATAGTTAGGTTTGGAACCTCTCAAAAACTACAATGCAAATATATAAAATTGGATTGTTCTGCCAAGCGTTTTTTAACATTTTTTTTATAAATGTTTATCTACTAGATATAAAATTGTTTGATTTTTAAAAATAATGAACCAATCTTGCTACTTGCCCACTCTCTTTTTCGTGTAAAAATCCTTCAACCGCTTTAGGAACACCTGTAAATCCTTTTCTTGAGTGCCAACTATCTGTTCCTGATGGTGAACGCATATACTCTACAGTAACTCCTATAAAATCTTTAGCATCTCTCCATTTATGTTTTACTTTATGATGTATATGGTGCAAGTACCAGTACCTATATTTAGTTTTACTCCACATTTCTGGTTTTTCTTGAGCCATTAACAGAGGCAAGTTGTCCATCTTAGCACCATCCCCATGCTCTAAACCTATTAAGTTGCTTCCATACTGATAATACTTTCTGTGAGTCACACTAATATCAAAATCAATCTCCTTATCTTTTCTAAACCAACTTTTTAAAGCGTGTGCCAAATGAAACCCACTCTGATAATCGTGGTTAGACATAGAGTGAACAATATCTACAGTTGCCACCTCTCTAAGCATTTCTACACATTTTACATATAGTGCTAACGCCACTTCAAAATGTTCCCACCATTTGCCATCGGTATCTTGATATGTCCCCTTAGTTGTAGTGCCATAAACATTGTCAATATGTAAAACATCGTTCCCTATGCAAAATAAAACCTTTTCTACATCAAACCCTCTTGACTTGTCTATAAGTCCCTGTAGCCCCTCCAGAACCCTCATACATGCAGTTTCAACATCGTAGCCGTCTCCAGTTTCTGCTGCGTTTGCATACTTGCCTATATGAATGTCTGCTGGATTAACCACAAGTAAGTGACTACCTTCTTTCTTTTTTCTTTTAACAGGAGGGTATTCAGGAGAATGGCTGTCTATAAAGTCTTTAATCTTTTCTGTAATGTTATCAGCATCCGTAGAAACATCTTCTTTAGTGACAATGCTAAATCTATACTGCCCACTTGCAGATTGCCAATGCTTAACAGAAACCACATCTTTCTTGGAAATTCCTCTTTCTGAAAGGTGAATATCTAAAGCAGTATTTCCATTAAAATTAGTTGTGCTTTCGGCTCTATTTTCATAAACCATTTCAACTTCTTCTTCAGAAAGTCTAAGTCTTTTTCCATATTTTTTCATAGTGTAATAATTTTATTGCAATATACCAAAAAAAAAGATTATATAAAACAAAAGTGAGATGCTTGTTAACACCTCACTCTTGAAAACTATAAACAATGAAAACAAAAACAGGAACAACCCTGCCTAAGTTAACACAAAGATAATTATTTTTCCTTATTACAGCAAGGATTACAATTATTTTTTTCAAATACTGAAAAACATAATGGCAGTACACCTAGCCCAGTCAATATAAGAGAGTTTGTATCTATACCATTCTTTTCAATATATAGACTTGCAGCCACAACTATTACCCCACTAATTGTTCGTTTACTACTCCACTTACCTTTGGAGTCTGTAAAAAGTTGTTTTACCGCTTTTAACAATTCTGTTATCGGCTTAACACCTCCACTAACGAGTGCCTCACCTATCCATTTTTTTATCATTATTTCTTAATGTCTGCTATTCCTTGACCTAAGATTAATGTGAGAATCGCATAATAAACTTTCTCAACTTCGGTCTCAGTAAGACCTAATTTAACCGCTACAAAAGGAACAAATATTGCCCCTATTGTGTACCAAAACTTTCTTGAATCAAACATTTTTTTTAAGGTTTCCATAATATATATTTAAAATTAATACTCTGTTTTAATAAAGCCAAATAACTGGACTTGGCTTGTCTACTACATCTATATCTGCATGAATAAAAGACTTATCAATTCCAAACCTTTCAAATTCTGCATATACTAAAGCGTCTATCATAATAGCCCTAGTGTTACTATCACTACATTTAATATCTACTGCTAATCCTTTTATATGTGAGGATGTTGGGTTTTTCTTACTTTCTGGATGGTTATCACATCTATAACCACTTGTTACAACAAATGGTATTTTAGCAAAACCTCTAGCCTTATCTAGCATTTGTAATAACTCTTCACTAATAATAGTTTTATCACATCCACACTTACAAGTGAACTCTGATTTTTTGAAATATTTATATTTCATTTTATTTTTTACTGGAAAGTTTATTAATAATCTCTTGAAAAAAACTTTCAAAATCTTCCTTAATATTATTTTCAGAGTCAATTTGTTTTAATTTTTTTATTGCCCAATTTATACCAGCATCACCTCCCCAACAGTCCCACATTAAACCTCCACATCCTTCGTCATAAGGTACATCTTTATGTTGTTGGTGCCTTTTAAATGAAGCCATACGAGCAATCGTATCTCTTGACAAACTTTCTCTATTTGCTAATTGTCTTGCTCTTTTTTTCCCCACATCAGTTCCGCAAGAACCCCAACCATTTTTTTCTACCCATTTTAATGCTCTCTTTGCATTATTGGTAGCCGCTTGAGGATAATCATTGTATGTTTCTGCTGCGTAATAATCTTTATTAGCAGTTTCACAGTCTGACTTAGAGTCATACTGACAACTCCCAGTTTCTCCAAATCTCCATTTTTTATTTTCACATTCGTAACAAGGCATATTATTTATTTTTATCTTCCCTGACCTTTGTATTTTTTTTTGTACGCATTCTGACTTTTAGAAGCATTTTTAGAGTGTACTCCTTTACGCTTTTTCCTAGCATTTCCCTTGAATTTAAAAATAGCCGCTTTCTTAGCCATTATTTATTTCGCTGAAAGATAATAAATTTTTTCTTATCCAATATATACATTGTGTTCTTTTTTATATCGGTCACAACTCTCCCCTGCATATCATGAAGTATATGTTTATTCTTCTCTGGCATTTGTAATTCCTCTACACCAACAGTGTTATTCCACTCTACCCACTCAGTACCATTGTGTACTATCCACTCACACACATCATAACAAGATATAGTTGGGCTAGGCGGATTCATTATATAAGCATTGTAACATACTTTTACTGTATCTGTGGTTTGTATTATAGGGAATGAATAAAAAGCACCAAAACCATTAAAGCAAAGTTGCAGATTACAAACTGCCCATGCAACATCTACAGTATCACAATAATTATCTAAAGAGTCTGTTGTTTCAATCATTACGCTAAAAACACTATTAGTGTTTGGTAATACCGAATATGATATTGAGTCACACCAATTTACCTGTGCGTTTAAATTTAATCCAAACAGCAATAATAATGATAGTAAAACACTACGCACAGTTACACTTTTTACACCAACCAATACAAACCTTACCTAAAGTAAGTTTGCAAACTAATTTACATATTTTTTCTTTCATGTCTTTTATTCTGGTTTAACATTGTCTCCGTTAGCATCTATACTGTAACCTGCAAATCCATGTACGCAATCAGTAGGAGTTATAGTATGAGTTCCAAAGTCTATATGTTGAGTAGTCATTATATCGTAAAAAACCCCATCATAATAAACAGGAGGTGTTATTACATGACCATCAGGGTCATAAGTACCTTGAGTTTCTATTATTTTTCCTAAGTCTACTACTGCTTGAGTTGCTTCAGCATAAACAGTATGCTGCTCTCCCTCTGCCTCTACAGTATGCACTACTCCTTTGTCTAAAAAGTCAGCATCTGCTTGTTCTTTGTTATCGTATTGTAATTTGTATATATTCATATTATGTTGTTAAAGTTAAAAGTTGTGCATCTGTTAGTTTTGCATCATATACTTGCATTTGTTTTATTTTCCCATCAAAAGTGTATAAAATATTCGCTAGTTTTCCTCCAAATACATCCATATCAGTAGCACTAGGAGTTCCTGTTGCACTTGATGTATATATTTCTACTCCATCTAGCCAAACAGCATTATCACCACCTCCATATTTAAAGGCAATTTTATGAAAGTTTGCATCTATTGCACCAAGACTTGTTTGTAATACTACAGGCGAATTACTAAAATAGAAAAATACTGACCAATTGCCATTATTATATCCTCCAATACTAACATGGTCAAAGCCCCATTGCCCTATTCCTATAAATTTTGGCACTGTTGGTGCTTCCAAAAATTGTGTTTCTAAAAAAAGAACCCCCTCTGTTTGTCCTATTAAACTTGACAATCCTGATTTAGTAAATGTAGTCGCATTTCTAGTTACACTTGCTGCCGTAGTGGGAATGTAAGAACTAGCATACGAACCCACCTCAACTTGTGAACCAAACAATAAAAAATCTCCTAAAGAGCCCGAACCAACCTGCTCTACACCTATTAAAGTTGTACCTGACGGAACTGTAAAAGTAAAAGAAACTCTAGTCCATGTAGAAGTGTTTACCTGTGAAATATAAGAAAAAGGGGAAACTATGTTTGCAAAAGTATTACCACTAAAAATCCCTACTTTCATTTCGGTGGCATTTATGTTTTTTGCATAAAATGAGCAAGTATACTCTCCTGCTGTAACGCTATAAAATGTACCCCAAGTTAACATATATCCACCTGATGACACTTCAAATTTGGTTGCATTATTAGTTCCATCAGGCGATGTTGCAGCATTAGCAGTAACTACGACATTAGAACTTGTCCTGTTAGTTGTGTAATCATTACTATAAATATTAATATTAGTTCTTTGAGGTTCTAATAAAAAACTTGGACAACTGCCATCTGTATAGTCAAGTTGAGGTTCATTAACAGCAACAGATTCTATTACACCTGATTCGTTAACTATTGTAGCGGTTGTTGACCTTGTAACATCTAAATCTGCTAATCCACTCTCTGGCTTAATACTATAAAGAGTCCCTGCTTTAGCGGCATTTGCAGTTGTAATTATTTTAGCGTCATCTAATATGGTCATCTTTTTCTTAAGGAGTAGTTAAATCTAATAGTTGAGCATCTGTTAGCGTGTCTTCATAGTATTGTATTTGTCTTATTTCTCCAAAGAATGGCCAAAAACCACTCATACTACCATAACTACCTGCAATTTCATCCATGTTTGTTCCAGTAGGTGCGCCAGTAGTTGTTGACGAATTTGTTTCAACCCCATCAAACCAAATAGCACAATCACCACTTTTATATTTAACAGCAATTTTATGAAAATTTGAGTCAACAGCAGGTTGGCTTCCTATAGCGAACATTAAATGACTACTATTCATAGTTACTTGTCCAAAATAACCACCCCAATGTCCTATGTTTACCATGTTTGTTGTATTACCACTATTTAAACTAAAAATGTTTGTAGACATGTCTGTGCTTCCATGAGGAAATCTTATCTCTGCCATTAACACCCCCTCTGTTGGTTTTACTATAGTAGAAAGTCCTGTTGTTTCCCATACTGTTTTTACTCTTGTTACTGATGCTGAAGTTGTAGGAATGTAAGAAGTGGCTGCTGAATACTGTTCTATTTGAAAGCCCCACAGAGATACAGTTCCTATACCTGATACCCCACTTCCATTTATAGGATAAAAACGAGTATTTCCTCCATTAACGCCAGTTGTAAAAGTAAAAGAAACTCTTGTCCAACCACTACTTAGTTCAGAGAAATAACTTCCGCTATCATACTCTCCATCTCCATTCATATTGAAAATCTGCTGCCCTATATTACTTATAGTTCCTTTTTTAACATAAAAACTCCAAGTATAAGTTGTATTGGATGCTAGAGAAACTTGTTGGTATAATTGAGCATACTGACCAACAGTACATTCATCAGCATTTTCCGTACCATCAGGAGATTCTTGAGAATCAGCATTAACAGTTACATCGCTTTTTTGATAAGCAGCATTGTCAAGTTCTTCGCTATAAAGGTGTAAATTTGTTCTTTGTGGTTCTACTAAAAAAGCAGCACAGCCACCTGAATAATTAAGTTGAGGTGCATTTATTGCAACAGACTCTATATTACCAGAACTGTTTATCCTTGTAGCAGTTGAAGAACGAGTTATAGTAAAATCTGCAGTTCCATCATCAGGCTTAATACTATAAAGAGTTCCTGCTTTAAAAGAGTTAGCAGTAGTAATTATTTTAGAATCATCTAATAATGTCATGATATGTCATTTATAAAAGTTAGTATAGCGGTTAAACAAGAAGTCCCTTCATTAGTACCTCCATCAGTTGTTACTCTGTCCTGAAAATCAGAAATCATGTGTGCTAGAGGGTCTGCACCTCCACCGCCCCCTAAAGGTCTTAATCCGAGAAATCTACCTAGTGCTAATCTCATTACGCAGAAGTATTTCCGTCACTCTCTCTGTATCCAATCCCCATTCCACTTGTTAAAGTTATTGAAGTAACTCTAAGAAGTAACGAAGACCCAGCAGCCATAGTCTGCCCTGCAAGAGCAGTAATGTTAGTAGCATCACCCGCTATAGAAGAGATTACTGATTCAATTGGGAAATATATGCAGTACCAATCTTTTCCTGTTTGTGCAACAGTAGTAAAAACTTCTGTTCCATTGCCTTTACCTAGCATCTCAAAAAGTAGTGTATTATCTGTATCGTATGTACTCATTTTATTATTTTTTTATTGTTATTTTTTATTTTATTCTGTAAATATTTTTATTATAGCACCTAGAGTTATAGTGTATATAACCCACATCGCTTTAACTAAAACCTTTCTCATTGATGTGTTTCTGTTAACTCTAGCAGTTACTCCATTATCTGGATTTAAAAGTTTATCAGTTAACATGTCTAATTTAGAATCAATGTTATCTATCTTCCCATTCATGGTGGTTATGTCTTTCTTCATTGCAATCAATTCTTCTTTAGTAGTCATTAGAAAGTAGTTGTTCTTATAGTTAGATTAAATTGAATCTCATTCCCTGTTTCCACAACTTGTCTTATCATTGGGAATATAATATCTCCTGCAGAAATTTCCGCATCTATTGCTGCTGCAAATGTGGTTTCGTCTACAGATATTAACTCATCTAAACTCCCTAGACCAGTTTTAGTGATTTCCTTTATTACAGTAGGTGCTACTGCTGCACTCGCCCCAGCAACTGGAGTTATCTTGCATATGGCTATCGTAAAACCAAGTGAACCAGTAGATGAAGCCCATCCTTTTATTGAAGTGACAGTAGCGTTTTCAGGCACTACACATCCTAGACCAATAGCAGAAAACCTACTAGGTGCAATAGTTATAGAAGACACAGCAGTACCTCCAGCATCTACACTTATTAAAAATGGTGAAAGATTATCTGCAATAAGTGAGCCATATTGATAATTACTTGTCGCTGCGGCAGTATATCCTTGCATTTTGTAGTTGCTAACACCCATCAAAGACTTATCTTGCCATATAAGATTACCATCAGTCCCAGTAGCACTCGTCCCTATAGACTTACTACAAACAGTATCGTTGATAGCACTTTCAAACCCTTTAGGATTATGCCTGTTAATATCGGTTAAATTTTTATGTTCGTTTGCAGCCATTTTTTTTTATTTTAACAGTCGTCACATGGACAGTAATTTTTCCAACTTCCATAATTTCTAGTTGGTCTTGAATATATACTGTCATACATTATTATTCCATGATTCTTGTAAACATTTTCATTACAAGGTTTGTTAGATTCATAAGTTGGGTATAAACCACTTTGGTCATCGTCATTCATGTAATCTAACATATCTTTTAAATATATCTCTGATTTTCTATAAGTATCTTGCTTGTAAGCATTCAACTCTGAAGGGTCTATAATAGTAGCAAACTCATCTATGTTATGAACTATCCCAGCACTACTACTATTACTCTGAACTTCATTAATTACTTCAAACCTAACAAACCAACAAAGACACCTAACAAGAAAGTCATCCATTAAAGTCTGATTTGCTGCCGTTAAAGTTCCGTTATGATGTTGTGTTTTTATCTCTTCATAGAATTTATTCCCTATTGCTGATTTTAGGTGCGCTAACTCAGAAAGGAGTATAGTGTTGTTAGATATTAAAGCAGGGTCAGTATTAGCATTTGTAAAACTATTGCTTATAACTTCTTCTGCAGTAACTAAAGGATTATATTGGTTTACATTTGCCATAGTTATTGTTTTGTTTCAGTTACTTGTAAGTCACCAGCATCGTCATCACCTATACCATCCGCATCATCATCTCTTGTTACTATGATTTGCTCTCTGTCTGTTATAAACATATTCCCTTCTTCAAGCATAGGCAAGTCCTCGTCTAGCATTTTTCTTTGCTCGTTTATAGTAAGAATTGCTTTAGGGTCAATTTGAGTTGCAAAACTAATTGGCGGCTCATAGTGTATTATTAACTCTTCTGGCAAGAACCCCATTTCTTTATATAAAACAGTTCTTATGCCATTTAAAAGTAAATCAGAAGTGTCTTTAATTACTGTAGTCATTGCTAAATCATAAGCAATCCTAATCTCACTACCTGTATTGTTCATTTTTCCAGAACTTACTAAGCCACTTAATGATGGCTGCCACCTGTGAGCAGTTACAATATTCTGGTCGGTTATTCGTTGTAAGTCTATCCAACTCCCCTCTTGGTCATCTTTTATAATTTGAACATTAGCATTTGAAGCATCCCCATTCTTAACAATAAACATTATCTTGCCATTGTTGCCATCTCCAACAAACTTCTTCTGCGCCTCTCTTACTAATTTTTTTGCTTCTTCTTCCCCCATATCACCATTAATCTCAATAATGGCAGAAGGTTGAAAGCCATTTTTGAATTTAGTGTGATTCCATTTACCAATTTCATAGTCTACAGCAATATGCTCTAAAGCAGCAACATAATCTGGCAATCCGTAAAATTGGAATGTTGGTTCGTAATCTTTAAATTGAAGGATAAATCTACTAGCCTTACTGTTTGGGTAAAGAGGAATAATAGATAATTTATCTTTCATTGTATTGTACTTAGCCCAGTCTGGGTGTACATATACTTCTTTCTTGTTTTTAGACATTCTAACAGTAGTTGCATCTATGTGATATAGATTCAGTCCACCATCATATAATACGCCCTCTAAATAGGCGTTTCCAAAAGTGTAATAATCATCAGCAAGTTTCTTAAAAACATCTCTTAATGACTCACCATCAGCATTCACATCTTTGATATAATCTTTAACAGTTTCATTGTTAGTTACAAACTTTGCACCACTTGTGAAAACTGCCTTTTGTGCTAAGACACTTCTATGTGTACTAGACTTTCTTTTTAATTCTGCTAAATACTGAGGAAAAAGGTTATTAGTACCAAAAGGTATGAATCTGGTTCTTACCTTTGCTAAATCTTGTGGTTCTTCAATATGCTCAGGAATTGCTAAATTAAAAACCCCGAACTCAAAAGTATTACTCTTCTGATTCTGTAGATTTTTTACCTGACTTTTTTGTTTTCTTTGGCTCATCTTTTGTTTTTGTAGTTGATAATTTTTCTACTAATGTAGTTAAACCTAAATCTTCGTATAAGTGTGACAACTCTTCTTGTGATGATTTTCTTAGCACAAAAGTTTTACCATCCCTTATAAGAACAACATCTTTTTTTGCTTTGTATCCTGCCATAACTGTATATATTTTTAAGTGTGATAAATCTACAATTTTTTTCCCACAATCACACATTATTGAAAAAAGATATTAATAGGGAAATGTTATAAAACTTTTTACGAACAAAGTCCAACCTATTGATATACCTTTAATTATTAATCTGTTGTTGCAGTTATTCCTGTACCAGTAATTGTGATTCCAGTTCCAGAAGCAACATATTCTCTTGGCATTTCAAATTGTCTTGCCATAAGAGAAATAGTCATTCCGTTTTCGTCAGAATAAGCAGCCCCTGTACCACCTTCAGCAGATGCAAAATTACCAAAAGTTTGATTTCTAGTTTCGTCTTTAGTGTTGCTATATTTTTCAGAAACACCTATAACAAAAGCCTTGTCATTAGTGTCTACAGCGATTATCATTAAACAAGCGTTTAACATATCTTGAATCGCATTAAATTTACTCACATCCATTTTTGGAACATTAAAAGAAAGACCACACTCAAAAGCGGTTGAGCCATTCTCTTTAGTTGCATTAACTGTTAATGCTGGAGTTTCATTTTTAAATTCATAAACACCCCAAGTAGCATCTGTTCCACCAGTATCTTTTATACTTGTAATTGTATGAGTGCTTGTCCCATATAAGATTGTATCTCCAGTAGCCCAAGACCTTAGCAGTATGTGTTTTATACCGCCAGTTGCTTGTAAGTCTGAACATCCAATCGCTAAACCTGTATCTATTGCCATTTTATTTTATTTTTATTGATTATTCAAAAGTAATTAAGAGAGGAGGACTAGCCTCCCCTCATTATTACATTATTATTATGTTGTTATTACTCCCCATTGAACTAAAGAAGGGTATAAGAACTGTACTCCTAACTTGAAGTAACCTCTGAAGAACATTTTTTCTTCTAAATCATCATAAAATACTTTGAAAGAACCTTCTGGGTCAGTTACATCAGAACCAATGATTAAGTTCTCAACTGCACAGTAACATACACCATTGGTAGTGTTACCTGTTGCTAATGCACTCTGGTCAGCAAAGATTGCTGGGTTAAGTGCTGCTAAGATAGTATCCCATTCGTACATAGGTACTAATTCAACACCTCTAAACATTACTCTTCGTATTCCGTCTTGTTGATTAACTATTGCTAAGTCAGCAGAAGAACCTTCTAAGTTTGCTAAATAAGCGTTAAACATTTTAGGTGTTACGAACATTTTCTTATCACCTGCTGGTACTTGCTGAAGTGCTGCTGGTGCTTCGTCATATGCTTTTCTTATAAGTCCTATTGCGTGTCCTGCAGTTACAGTATCTACAGTAGTCGCACCAGTCTGTTGAACTTGAGCAGCCAATACTGTTGCATCAGCACCCATTAATTTCATCCAACCGTCAAAAGCATCATAATTTGCACTTGAGCCATCACCTCCCCATGCTAATCTTACTACATCAGAAGCGATACCATTAACTGCTCTGTTTACGATTGCATTTCCTAATTGAGTTCCCTCAAGGTTAGTTACATCTGCACCGCTTCGGTACATTTCCTCAATGAAAGTACCTTTAAATTCATCCCAACATTGAGATAAAGCAACTCTACATCTACCTGCAGTTATTACTTTGTCATTTACATCAAAAGTTCCACTTTCATTACCAGTGTTACAAGTCGTGTAAGGTTGTACTATGTTTGTTAGAGCAGCAGAAGTGTAAACATTCATTTTATGTTTTACATTAGGAATAACTCTATAGTTACGCATAATGTCATCACTTCTAAATACTGGCTCGTAAAATATTTCGTTTAGTTGTGCGCCACCATAAGTTGCCGCTATACTATCTGTTGCTACATTTGCCATTTTTTTTATTTTTTAGTTATTAATTCCTGTGTTAATTCTTCCTGCTAGTGCCGCATAAAAACCTGCATTAGCATCTTCTTTTTTGTTTTCAACTATTGCAGGGTCTGCTTCAGTTTCAATTTCTGTACCTTTAGCATCTGCTTTGTTGATTTTAGCGTTTAACGCCTCAACTTCTCCAGTTAAAGTTTCGTTAGTTCCTTTTGCAGTCGCTAACTCTTCCTCTAATAAAGAGATTTTGTTTGATAACTCAATGTTGTTAGTTTCAAATGTAGAAATTTTATTCATAATATCTTCATTATCTCCTAAGTTAACAGTTATCGCTGTTTGTTCAGCAACATCTTCAGAAACTTTTACATCACCTTTTACAGCAGTAACAATCTCTTCAACTTTGTTGTTAAACCATTCTTTTAACTCATTAGTCATTTTTTTGTTATTTATATTAATACTTAATTTATTCTGTATTTCTTCCTGTGTGATGTTTTTAAATTTAGAAACATCATACTTCGCAGCCACTTTGATAGAATCTGATATAGTGTCAATAAAACCATAACTAAATGCTTCATTAGCATTTAACCAAGTTTCTTCATCCATCATATCTACAAGAGAATCATATGATAATCCTGTTTTCTTTCTGTAAATGTCTGTAAGTTCACCTGTGATTTTATCAAGTGTATCTGCAGTTTTTCTCATGTCTTTTGCTTCACCCATTGAACCTCCCCAAGCGTTATGAATCATAAACAAAGAATTTTCAGCCATAACAACCTCATCCGCACCAAGAGCAATAATAGTAGCAATACTGGCTGCTATTCCCTCAATGTAGACTGTAGTCTTAGCCTCTCTCCTTTTGATTACATTATACATTGCCATACCATCAAACACATCTCCACCTAAACTGTTAATGCGTAAATTGATTGGTGTATTCTTTAAATCTTTAATATCAGTAATAAACTCTTGAGCAGTTACGCCATAAGTTCCTATTTCATCAAAGATATATACATCAGCAGAATTATCTGCTTTGTTTTGAATGTCGTACCATTTTTTTGTCATAGGCACAAAAATATAATTAAGTAAAAATATATTTACCTAATTTTCTTACAAAACTTTTAATGGGTAATATTGCTAGAGGCAGAAGATTTTTTTCTTTCTTTATATACTATATTTTGCGCTTGACTTTCGCTTATATCGTACTTTATAGACAAATCCATCCAAGTGTGAGTTCTACTTCCCTTATTAGTGACCAGCATTCTATCAAAGTCTGCGATAACCATAAAATTCCTAAGTCTTTTAGGTTCTATAATGCCTTTCTCAACAAAATGCTTTACAACATCTTTACAAGTTGGATATAAACCAAATCTTTTCTCTAATGTTGCCCCAGCAATTTCAATGAAGTCTTTGACTACATCAATTTTATTTTGTTTTTGCTTTTTTCTTTTTTGAGGCATTAGTAGTTTTTATTGTTTTTTCTGGAGTGCTTTCTATCTCTATCCATTCGTCAACCATTTTCTCCCAAAACTTATTTACTGCTGCCCTACAAGATGTGCACTTTAAGTCTTGCTTCTGAGTAGGAAATAACAAATGCCACTCTGCAAACATTAAGTTTAATGATTCACCATGATAAGTGGGAAAGTTTCTCATGTGTTTTTGATTTCTGATAACAGCCTCAGTCATCATTCTTCTTTTGTCCTTGTTGTAGTTTTCTGCGATTTCTTTAAAATTCATATGTTTTATTTTACCATTTGTTTTCTGGGCATTTCCCAAAAAAATCTTTAGTTAGTGAAGTCTTTGCATCTAGGAAGCACTTGCATTTATTACATCTTGCACCTGTTGCTATCTTTGGTCTTTTAAGTAACATAAAGTTTCGGTAAAAACTACAACTTTTACATATGTCTAATCTTTGTAATTTGGTTTTTTTGTCAACAAACATTTGTTAGCATTCCTAAAGTTAATATTGTTATTATAAGAGTAAAATAAATTACATATATTTTAAACTGTTCTGATTTCATTATATTCTTGCGTCTGACTGTATCACATTTACAGCATTTTGACTGCTTGTAATATCCGCCTCAACAACTACAACTTTACTCTGACCTCCCATAGCCCCCATCATTTGATTCTGTCCTAAAGCATTGAATTGCTGCTGTGAGAATGAAGGCATATTAAGTAATCCCCCATCCGCAAACTTAACACCCCCTCCTGCAGAGTTCATTGCTGATAATTGATTTCTAAACATTGATGTACTTCTTTTATTTATTACTGCCTCACCTCCCTCTAACTCAACTACTCTTCCTCCTACTGCAAACTTCTCACCTCCTTGTGCGTGTGACCTGCCATTTACCATACCGCCATTTGCGAATTTATCAGGAATCATAGCCATACCTTTGTCCACTAAACCTGCTACTAATAAACCTGCACCTGCCCCTACTATTAAGTTCATAGGAAAAGGAACAGTTTTCATAATGTTTTTTATTTGTATAGCGACAGCCTCCATAATATGCGCTCTTATAACAGACTTTACTGCCTCCATAGCGTTTTGCCCTGAAAGAGCAGCCCTTACGATATCCTCTTCTAATCTTTTATCTTTATCTTTAGCGGAATCAGCATTTAATTGTTTTTCTAAATTAAAAAGTTGAGTCATCATAACTTCTCTTTGCTCGGTGGTATACACCAACTGACTTAATAATCTCTTTAAGTCATCTATTTCTTGTTGTATTAGTCTTTTTCTTAATTCAGCCATTTGTTCTTCTTTTAGGCTTCCTTCCATCATTAATCCTAATTGAAAATCATTTATTTCCCTATCTAAATCTAATTTTATTCTAGTTACTCTAATTAACTCTTTAGTATCCTCTGTTTCCTTTTCTTTTTCTTTCTTCTTTTTCTTTTTTGTTGGTATTATTTTTGTTTCTAAGTCTAATTCTTCTTTGTATAAACGATTTAATTCTGCTAAAGCAGTTCCTAATTGAGAGTATAAATCTTTTTCATCTTGGTTTTCTTGATTTAAAATATTTTTTGAATTTATTATTCTTGCAGTTTCTATTCTTTCTTCTTCTAAAACTTTTATTCTTTGTTTTATAAACTCTGCTTTTGTTTTTCCATAAATTTTTTGGTCTTCCTCACTTAAAGTTTTAAATAATTCAATCTGGTCTTCTAAAGAGGCTTTTACTATTGACATTTGGTCTGCTACTATGTCTTGCGCCCACTCTTTATTGGTTTTATTATAGTCAGTTAAATTATTTAAAAGTTGAGTTGTTACATCTACTATATTTCTAATTGATGTTGTTATTTTTCCTGCCCCTTCAATAATACCAATTTGAAATCCCTCCCAAGCAGAAGTAAGTTCTCTAAAATCTCCTTCTAATGTATCGCCAATAATTTCTGACATTTCTTTTGCCGCCCCATTTGCCTCTAAAAGTGCATCTCTTAATATTAAAGCATTATCCGCACTTGTAAGCATTTGTTCAAAGGCTGCTGCTTGTCTTAAGTCAACAACCTCCATGATGTCAGCCATATTTCCTCCTTCTTTCACAAATTTTCTCATTGCAGGTAGCAATTCGTCAAACGAGTGAATTGTTTTTCCAAAAGATTTTGTCAGGTCAGATGTTGGAGATTGCATCTTTAACAATATGTTTCTTAAAGATGTACCTGCAATAGAAGCCTCAATACCTGAATCTGCAAGTTTTGCCATTATTGCTGCTGTATCTTCTATAGAGAATCCTGCAGACTTTGCAATCGGTGCTACTTTAGTCATAGATGTTTGCCATTTTTCAATATCTAATGCAGAACTTGTAAAAGCAACAGCCATAACATCAACAACTCTTTGTGTTTCAGTAGCATCTAAGCCAAAACCTCTTACTGCAGAACCTGCTACTATTGCTGCTCTTGCTAAATCACTACCTGTTGCCGTTGCAAGTTGTATGGTTGCTTCTTGAGCATTTAATATCTCTTCTGTTGTAAAACCTAATTTTGCATAATTTTCTTGTAAAGAACCTACTTGAGTTGCTGTAAAAAATGTAGTCCGACCTAATTGCTTAGCAGTAGTGGATAATTTGAAAAAATCTCTCTCGGTTGCCCCAGAAACCGCTTTTACTTTTGCCATTTGAAATTCAAAATCTCTAAATGTTTTTATTCCTGCCCCTATGGCTTGAGTTATTTGTCTAAATGCTGCAACTGCACCTAATACTCCTGCAGCCATCTTCCCAAAACTTCTAGTTGTAGTTCCAGTTCTTTTCTCTAATCTTTGTAAATCTTTTTCTCCTTGTACGACTACCTGTACTACTATCTTTTCTGTATTTGTTGCCATATATATTAAATATTAAAATGCCTTAGTGACATTTGATTTTGGATTATTCTTTTTAATTTTGTCTGCTATCATGTTCGCTACATCTACTCCTATTGATGGTGCTAACTTTGCTACTACCTCTTTCTTCTTTTTATTTGCTACATATCCTGCAAAATTTGTTCTTCTTAAAGCGTTACCCTCAGTCCAAAAAACATAAGGTTTCCCATATCCCTTTCTTATCATCTTAGCGTAAATCCTAGTAATTGCTGCTGGTGTTGACTCTATACCTCTTTTTGCCCTTACCCAAGATGCAATTGCATTATAACTAGGAGTTTTAGCAAAGATTGGATTGTTAACTGCTTTCCAGTAACTAACAGAAGAAAACACATTAACTGTATTAGATTTTTTGTCTACATGATATTTAAGACCTCTACTTAACCTACCAGTAGCGTTATGCTTTTGGTCAATAAGTTCTTGCTGCAAACCCTTTCTAAGCATAACACCAACCTCTGTTAAAGTTCTATTTGTATGCGTAAGTTTCATCATTATTCGTTTATAGTTTCTAAAATTGTGGTTAAACAAGATTCAGACGCTACAGAACCCCCTCCATCTGCTGCTACTCTTGTAGAGAAGGCAGCCGTAAGGTCACCAACTGGGTCTGGTATTGTGTACGCTGCCGTACCTATAGAATCGTTGCCTTTTATGTATCTTCTTAATACTTTATGTGCATTACCAAATCTATCTTCAGCATATATAGGAATTAAATACTCTTGCTTCTCTTGTATTGATATATTTGACATCGCAAAAGCATTCTGCGCTGAAGTTTCTTCTGTTGTGAAATATATTAAAATAATATCATTAGCAGTTTCAGAGGTAAAGTTTGATGTTACTATCCCTGTAGATGTGTTGGTAACAGGGAGTGTTATTGACACAGACGAAGTTTCTGCATATGTATCTTCAGAAGGTGTGTATGTTTTTACATATAAAGTTCCTATTGCAGTACTTATAGTGCTTTGAATTTTTATTTGATACTCTTTGCTTTCTGTTAAAGGTAATTTTTGGTATATTCCAGAGTAAGAATCTAAACCTCCAGTTTTCTGACCATAAAACAAAAAATAATTTGCAAGAGTAGTTGGTGCAGAAACTGCTGTGTATGGTGAGCCGCTTGTGTGATACCTATACCATCTACCTATGGTTGATGCAGGGCTGTTTATGAGTGCATCAGTATGTGGGTCTGCTGCAGTTGTTGCGTAATCTGTGTCTGCACCCATAGAAGTGCCATAAGCAAAGGCATTGCCAAAGTTTATGTATTCTCCAGTATAATTTATTACACTAGAAAAAACTTCCAGTCCACTTACATTTGCTATTCCGTTTTGTGTTATTTGTTTTTTTGCCATATCTTATCCGCTTCCACCAAAAGGTTGGTCATTATTAATACCTCCGCCAATTGGACTGTTACCCATATTTCCAAGCCCTGTTCCAAATGAAGGTGCTGTCGCTGCGAATGTTCCTACTTCAAACCATTCAATTAATTCTACTTTTGTGCTTTCATTTTTATTGGGCATAAAATCAATTATTTTATTTAATCTCCAATAGAACCCATCTATATATACTAATTTTCTAAAGTCTAAATTTACAATATCACTTGTTTTTAAATCAATATTAACAGTTCTTACTCTTGGACTTTGTTTAAACATCTCAAACATTTTTTTATAATATGCCTCATACAAACCCTTTCCACCAGTATAAGAAGTATAAGTGTTTGCTGCATCATCATAATCTCTAACGAAAACATTACCATAAGATAAAATAGGGCTAGTGCTATCATCTCTATTTATTGATGTTGCTTGAGGGTATGCATTAGAAATAATATTTGGACTTGGGGGGGATGATGTGTTAGTGGGTGCATCTGCGTTAGCCAATACAAATTTTTCCATACTTCCAACTGACCAAGTTTGGATTGAAGCAATTTTTGGCGTGTTTAAATTTGCATCCCCTGTGGTTGGAGAATACTTATTCCAATACAATAATCTAGGAGTAAAATTAAAGCCCTTTTCTGGTCTTGATTTTTGATATGCCCATGTGACTGCATTGTTCTCTCTTTCTTCCCATAAACAAGCAGAAAATGCAGTATCATTATAAATTGGGAATCCAAATGTGTCTTGGTCTTTAGCGTTGAAAGTACCAGCAAAAAACGGATTCTCAAAAGTAGTCACTCCTTTTTCAAAATTATTTGCCAACTCTTCCTGATATGGATATTCATCTATTACATCTTTAAAATACTCTACCCCTCTGTACTGTACTGACGAGTCTTGACTATCTGTTTTATATTTAAAAATAAATTTTCTTTTTAGGTCTGACTCCAAGAATCTGTCCTCTATATCTTTACTCCTGTCTAATTTGTAAGTCCAATCAATTGCACTTCCGTAAGGCAGGTAGAAATTATCAAAAGGCTCAATATTGATTTGCTTTTCTGCCTCATCAGTTGTTATGTTAAGATTAAAAGCGTGAGCAATACCCTTTATAAAGTCTATCTGTTTGTAATCTTTATTAATAACATCACTTAAATTATAAGTCTGTCCATACTCAACTTTATCTGCTGCTATTGATATATTGAAAAAATTATTGTCTTTGCAGCGGTGCATTGTATTCATCATGTAATTTTGACTACTAACATTAGAGTCTATTATTTGTAGACCAACAGTAAGTCTTATTTTGTCATTTTTATTCAAATAATATCCTTCAAGTTCTATGCTGTTTAAATCACCCCAGTCGGTAACAACACTCTGGTCGTTATCAGTCCAACTGTCACTTGAAGTTGTTTGGGTAGGGAATTGATTATCTTCTGCCACACCAATAATGTTCCAACTTGTATGACCTACAGTTTGTACTTCTAAATTTACACAAATTTTTATCTCGTTTAAATACCTGTTTACTGTACCTCCTTTTCTCCCACTTGCAAGTCTTGCTTGTATCCCATCAAGAGACAGGTTGTAATAACCATACTCACCTATTACAATCCAATCGTTAGCCAAGTCAACATGAGAACTACCTAGACTTATATTTAGATTTGATGCAGATATAGGAAGTAAAAGTCTACTCGCCCCAGATAAGTATTCAGTTCCTAGATTTTCTGTGAAGAACCCACCAGCCCAGTTAGTTTGAGTCCCTCCATTAAAAATCACATTTTGTGTGTCTGTGAATGTACTTGAAGTACCCCCTGACAATTCATAAACAGTTACGGACTGAGACAATCCATTTACAAAATTTGTTCCTATAGAGTACAACTCTACTCTTTCATCTGGATTATTATATTTAAAATTAGGTAAAAGCCATACTAATTTCTTAAACATGTCAGTATTCATAAAAGTAGAATTTATTGAATATCCAACTTTCTTAAATATATTTTCTAATGTTGTTTTTACAAATATTGATGGTCGCCAATCAGGAGATGGCTGTGGATTGCCATAAGAACTCCCTGTGTCAGTAAACCCACTATACCCTAAACATGCAGATGGGGTTGCGGCTTGGGATGGCGAAGAAGTTCCATTGTGAGCATACCAAGTGTCAAGTAATTGAATCATGGAATCTTCTAAACTAAAATTATAAACACCATACGATGTTACTGGATAAACTAATGGAGATGTAGAAGAATCACAATGTTCATCCGCCCAAGTAGCCATTATTTCTGCTTTCTGATAAACTAAACCATCACCATGAGTATACCAATCAATATCATTCATGTACTGACTGTCTATTAAATTAGCCCAACTCAGATTGTTGCCATAAAAAACACAATTATAATAAGATGGCGTTTCTCCATAGCCGCCCACCCCTGTAACCTTTAATAAGCCAGATAAAGAATCCATACCACCAAGTGTAATTCTACACTTCATGTTTTGGGTAGGTGATTTATCGTTTTGAATATTTGGGGTATATATGTTCTTTAATAAAGCATTATTGTTTTTCGTTGCAGGTATTTTAAATGTTTTACTATAATCTCCACTTGTTGATGTTATCTCTTGTATGTCAGAAATCTGGAATGTAAGGGCTAAAGGAAAATTAGAATTATCCGTTACATCTAACTCTCCAAGAATACTTTTCTCCCAATTTATATTACTAATTGGGTATACAGCAGCATATTCTACGCTACCATCAAAAGTGTTACTCCCATATAAACTAAGTTTATCATTATTAACATCCCCTTGTACCCAATCATAAGTAAACGCACCATTAGCATTTTGGGAGAATCCATTAGCCCCACCTGCTAAATGATTTGCCAGTACAAGATTACCGCTAGTTCTACCGCTAATTTCGTATTTTATTCTATAGGTTTGATGCTCTTCAAAAGAAACATTATTATTTTGTAAATAGCCGTAAGTACTCCCAATATGTGTTGCTTTTCCACTAGCAATACTCCATCCAGTTCCTGTCACCCAAGCAGTCGCATCATTAAATGAATAATCTGGAACTATCTGTCCCCCTTCAAAAGGCTCATACACATAGTCTAGTATTTCAATTTTTACTGACATCTATTAGTTTCTTTGTGTTATTAGTTTGTGTGATAAAGTATAATCTATATTAAACTTAACTAAGCCATTCTCTTGATTAACAGTTTCAATATCGGTGTTTGTTATGATAACTGGTATATACTCTTTTGTGGATGGTCTTAAGTATGGATTCATGGTGTTACCCATAGCAGTTGCATCTGTATCTTTTTCTATCCATACATTTGGCGATAGCATTATTTCTTCTAGCCATTTAGCCACCTCAATGTTTAAAGGCTCTGTATAAACACTTTGATTTCTCTCAGCATTTACATTAGAAACTTCTCTGCCTCCTTTGTATATATCCCCACCTCTCATTGTGTCTGAATGATAAATAGAATTATTTAAAGGAGTCCCTTCATTTGTATCATTCTGATACCAAGTTCTGTCAACACTCTTTCTCTCTACTACATCTCTTCCTATTGATATTCCTTCAACTATATCTCTTTTGGCAGTATAACTATCTATGCCTCCCATAGAGTTTAACCAATGGAATCTTACAAATCCATAAGGTATTTTCTCATCTTCTCTATCTATCTCATACCAATTACTTGAACTACTTCTTACTGATGTCCAAGTACCAGAATCATTGTAATGACCCCTATAGTAAAGCCTATACCTGTGGGTACTCGTAGTTATCGGTGAGATAGTTGTGCTATATGGGGCGTTAGCATCTTGTGGTACTTTAGCATTTGCATTTATAAAAGTAGGACTGACATTCTGAATAACCATCCTGTTTTGGTTTTGTGAAAATACAGTTACAGTAGAAACAACTTGTGTATCTAATAGTGCTGTAAAATCCACTAAAACAAATTCATTTTCTAAAGTGCCATCGGCTGTAAAAGTCTCTCCATATAGTTCTATTAAATTATAATATTCATAAGGCTTAGTTAAAGGGAAAGCATCTTTGACATAGAACTGCAACCATTCTGCCTCTTCACTAGTTCTTACTTTTTTATTGTAAGCAACACTATTTGCGGTAGTATTATAGTACCAGTTAGGACACCTAGAGAGGAATCTTCTTGACTCTGTAGAACTAGGAACTGTTGTATTAAACACAAAATCAGTATTATAATACAAACTATCTCTTTCAAATTGATTTACAGAGTTAATAACTGTAGTCTCGTTAGATGTCATTGCAGATGTTCCGTCTGCATCTATAATTTCCCCATCCCCATTTATAACTTCAAATGTTGCTGTAACTTCTAATCTCCTATAAGTTCCATTTTTAGAAACATTATAATTACTAACAGGATTCCCCACTAAAGCAGCATTACCAATAACATTGTCTTGCATTACCAAACCACCATTCATTCCTCCATACTTATTGCTCTGCCAAGTCCCTTTATTTATTGGACACAAACTATAAGAAAGTTGGTCAGAAACTAACTGACTTACATCTAAAGTAAATCTATGGCCAACTGCTGACAAACCATTATCGTACCTTTTATTTGCAATATCTCTTGATTTTTTTATAGTTCCAATTAACTCTTTATAAGTGCTATCCACATAAGTGTATACTTTAAAAACTATATTTACCACATCTCCAGCAGAAGTCCCACTATCCCAATTACCTGCAGAAGGCTCTGTAGCCTCAGTAAGACCACTACTAAACCATCTAATCTCATATCTTAAAGGGTCGTTTACACTCTTTAGGTGATTTGTATTTTTTTCATAAAATGCCTGTGTCAAGTCATTAGACCCTGAACTTGCTACTGGTTGAAATCCCCAATCGGCACTTCCATTAATTATTGCCATATCTTAATATATTTTATATTTTAAATTTAGATAACCTCTAACATCAGCAATTTCAGTATCAGTTAAGGCTCTATTAAAAATTATTAACTCGTTAAACTGCCCTTCCATATAATTTGTACTGTTGTAAGAGCCAATATTAAATACTGCTGTATTGAAGTTAAAAGTATTGTCAAACCCAGAATCATTATCAGTTGCAGTTATAGAATTTGCAGAATCGTAATACTCTAAATCTATTCTCTTATTGTGCTTTTTTAATACAGAAACATGGTTACTTGTTTTATTATCAACTCCTGTATTTGCAGTTATTTGAGTAGTACCATCATTTACTGTAGCGGCAATATAACCATTGCTGTCAGTACCTATAGATATTGCAGCACCGCCATTGTACCATCCAAAAATATTATCACTTGCCTTGTCCATTTTACTCACCTCAAATATTGTAAAATCTGTTGTTACTGGTAGATTACCTCCAGAAACTAAATCATCATTCGTGCCATCAAACAATATATAAGACTTATCGTTCATGCCATCATATCCATATCTTAAAGGCTTTTTTGCTGCAGTTGTTTGCCCAACATCATTACTATTACCTGACCTGTCTCCTATTGCACTCACCCTCTTACTTGCTATATCAAAAGTCACATTGCTGTCAGCACTTAGCCATACTGCTAAATCAGAATAATCTGAAGGGAAGTTTGATTGAGGTCTAAAGCATTTTGAAAACGCACTCATAGTAAAAGTGAGTTTTATCTGAACTAATCTATCGTTTGCAACTTCTTTTACTCTTTCAATCTCTATACTCTCATCATTAAGGTAAGCCTCTACTGTCACTCCTTGATAATTCTTCAATACAAAATCTAGCCATTCATAAGCCATATCTTGAAGATTATCCCATCTTTTCTGTAGTGTTACAACTGATTGCGCTGATTGAGAATATAAATTATAAAAATTTATTTCAAACTCATACTCTTCTCTACCATCATATATTTCTGGAACTATAGATGATGGCGGCTGTATTAGCATTAATGGATACTGAGTGTCATGGTCTTGATTGACCTCTCCTTCATATCCAAACTTTACATCCCCATAAACCCATTTGTTTTGAAATACTGTTACTATATCTGTTAATCTTGTTATTGCCATTATTACAATGTTATATTATTTTTATTATGTATTTTTTCCTGAACAGCAATTTCATAATCATTTTTAGCAGTATTCCAACTTAAGTAAGTTAACACTTTATATAAGTCTGTTTTTTTCACACTATCAATATCATTTTCACCATCCATTCTAAATATCCCTTTTTCTGCAACCATGTACAGACTGTTCAGCCATCCGTATGGCCTTATGAACTTGTTGTAGATTCCAATTGTAGAAACTCTATTTTTGCCTCCTCCACCTCCTCTTCTGTTTTCCCCAAAAACATTTGGAAAGTCCTTGTTAATTTTACGCTTTGCATTGTCAAAAAAAAACTGAACTCCCATACGATGTCCATTGTCAACTCTTTGAATTTCTCTGTTTTTGATGGTATTATATCATCATCATACTCTTCATCTACCCTTCTGCACAGTATTGCCATTTGTTCTGGTAGCACATCAAATCTACCATGCTTCATTATCTCTATTGTACTCTCTAAGTGTGTTGATTCAATATAGTCACCAAAAGTGTTTCTTTTTAAAAATTCTTTTGGGAATAAGTACACCTCTTCTTCAAGTTCAAACCTGTCTATCCCTTTTGGCTTGTATTCTTCTAGAGTACCAGAAAAAGCAGTTATCGCAGCATTAACACTATCAACATCTAACTTTTCCATTTCATTTTGATTAAGCCCAGTTAAATACATGAAAATATCTCTATTCATTTTTAGCAACTGAACCTCTGAATGCTCTTCCTCAATTATCTCTCCATTCTCATCTCTTTTGTTGTATTGGTTTATAATAGCATAAAGCCCACACCAATATCTTACTGTCATATCTTTCCAGTTTGTTGGAATGTCATAACTCTCGTCTTGAATTTTAATTTGTATCATATAATTAGTTTTTACTTATTCTAGTATCAAAAATATCTTTCAGTATTTTATCGTTCTCAGTTTTATCAATTAAAACATCTGCCAGTTCGCTTGTTGTTTGCTCACAATGAAATCCTACACTCTCCACTCCTTTTCTTAGTTCTTCATCATTCTCCCCATTTTTGAGAGCAGTTAAAAAACCAACAGCAGTATAGAAACACATATTCGGTATTAAAAATAAAAACTCTGCTACTGAACCAGCGTCAGAATTATTTTTATCTACCATAGTGCTGAAGAAATTATTAGAATACAGATATATTGAATCTAGTATAGATAAGAAGTCTTGATACTTCCCAGTACCTGTTGTTTCTGTAGCGAAATACATTAACCTCTTAACCTTTCTAATATGCCCCTCCACGATTCTTTCATGCTCGGCATTTAAATAAAACACTTCTTTATCTTTCATAATTTTTTGATAATTATTCAAAACGCAACAAAATTAAACTCTTTACTATAAATATTTTCATAATTTTTAAACAATCTCAAAAATTAATTGAAATAAACTATCTTCCCTTTGCCATTGCCCCAAATCTCTTTGTTTACTGCCATCACTAAACAGTCAACCATGTCGTCATGTTTTGCTGCTGGAAATTTAGAAAGTTGGTCAAGAAACTCTTCATTCCATTTACCATTTAATAAACTTACTCTACCACTCTCAAGCGATGCACTAATGTCACTTACTCTCGCTACCTTGTCTTTTGTTGGCGGCTTGTCTTCCTTTACATTAAGCCCTGTTTCTCTAATTAGTGTTTGTACAATAGATTTACCAGATGCTTTTGGTTCTACATATATTCTGCTTTTTGGTGTGTATCCATTTTTCTGCACCCACTCTGGAATAAACTTTACAAGTTCTGGAAACTCTTTCCTGACATTTACACAATCTACTATCTGCCATTTATTATCTACATATGTATATGCTAGTAATGCTGATGGGTCATTCTTTTGATTTGCGGTATATGCTGGGTCTATAATAAAATTTATTGTTGCTTCTTCTTTTCTGTACCTATCTATCTTAAACCAATCTCTATGTATCATCCCACTATCTAGTGGTGTTGGTGTTTGCTGTAGTTGACCAGCATACCCATAAGTACCCAAAGCACTTCTGTAATCATCTAATACTTTCTTACTAAATCTTTCCTCCCAAAACAAACCTGTTTTTTTATCGTAGAACTTGCCAAGTGATTTTGGTTTTATATTTCCATCTTCATTTGTTGCTGGTATACATATGTGTTTATAATTTAATCTTGTTTCTTTGTCTAGTAAGAATCCACTTAAATCTTCTTCATGCACTCTTTGCATAATAATTATTCTCACTCCAATGTCCGCTTGATTGAGTCTTGAGTAGAATGTTGTCCTATACCACTCATTTGCATTATCCCTTTCAGTTGCTGAGTTTGCCATTTGTGGTGATAGGGGGTCGTCCACTATTAGGAAGTCACCCCCCTGACCAGTAACTGTACCACCAACAGATGTTGCTCTTCTCATTCCAATATGATTATTCTCGTATCTCTCTTTTAGATTTTGGTCTTTCTTGATAAAGAAAACATCACTCCATCTTTTCTTAAACCAATCACTAAATATTATATCTCTTGACTTTGTTGATAGTTCAATAGATAGTGTTGCGGAATAAGATGAGGTTATAAATCTTAGTTTTGGAGATTTTATCCAAGCCCATACTGGAAACATAACTGTAACTATTAAAGACTTTGTACTACGAAAGGGTACATTAATAATTATGTCTTTTGTCTTTGGCTCTTGTCTTATTATTCTTTCGCACTCTGCCTGTAGTATGTCGCATATATATTTATGATGCCAATTAGTAGACAGGGGTACTGCTGGTTCTACTACATGCCATGCAGATTTAAAGAACTCATAGAAACTCATCTCACAAAGTTTCTTTTCAAGAGCAAACTTTAGCAGTTTTTTATTCGTCATCTAGTTCTGTGTATTCAATATCTTCTGCATCTTCAAGACCTCTGATTTGATTTTTAATATCATCAAGTGTTGCCCCTTCACTTAAATTAATTTCAATCTTAGTATCGGTGTCCTTCTTAATTTCTGTTGATGATAATTTAGGCATAGCATAGTTCATTAGTTTTGCTATTGCATCTATGTAGGCTCTAGGGTCTTCATCAAATAAAATATCCAATGCCATCTTAATCTTTACTGGTTGTCCTTCTAATGCGTAGGCTAATGACTTCCTTGTCATCTTTGCCACTTGTCTTGCTTCATTATTTTTTGGCATTAAAGACTTTGGTGTCTTATTATAATTTTCATCTATCTTACCAAGTTGAGGTCGCTTCTTCCTTGCCTCTTCCCCTAATTTCTTTTCTTCCATTCTGCCAAAATACGAAATCTTTTTATTCCACTTTCATAATTATAATATAAAATTGAACAAGTGATTGTTAACATTATTATCTATTGTAAGAAAATTATGCAAAACTATAATTTTAAAACACTAACTTCGTCCTCTTATAAGAGTATGCTCAATCCTTAAAGCCTTATAATCGTCCTCAAATTAATAGTAAACATCATTGCTCATATCGCAAAGTGTGTACCAACCTCCAACATAGATGTTTAAAGTAAAATAACCTTTTTATAAAATTGAACTTTAATTTGGTGTGTGTAGATGTAGGTGTCAAAAGAGTATATATACTAAGGGATTACGGAAATCACCGCCACCATTAAAAATAACAATTTCAAAACTATTTTTAAAAAAAACTGTTGAAAGTTTGTTAATACTGAACTAAAACTGGTTTAAGTTTGTAAACTGTTGATAAATAATTGATTATGTACAAGAAATATCTTTTTTTTTAGTGCAAAGTTGAACAAAAAGAGAAAATTTGCCAACATATCAAAACAAATCTAATTTAATTTAACAAACAATTATTAAAAAGTAATAAGTATTTTAATAGTATTTAAGCGTTTTAAATGGTCCTCTAGTGTGTAGATATTAAGCATAAAAAAGCCCTAATTAAAGGGCTTCTAACTGCTTTATATGTTTGTTTTGCTTTACAATACTATATAATTAGTCTTATTGATATTTAAACTGTCTAAGGTCTTTAAGTTTATAGTTCTATACTTATTTATGTGCATATCATAAACAATTATTAAATCGTGTTTGCTTGGGTCATATGGTCGCTGCTTTGCATCTTTTTTTAGATGCTTTTTTACCCCAAGTCTGGCCAACATTATACGCCTAGTAAAATCTTTTTTAGTAAATGAAGCCGAAAATATCTTGCCCTTACTTTCATTAATAAGTTCTTTTGCTTTTGTTTTATCTATTTTTTTATTCATTGTTTAGTGTTTTAATTAATATTTATATTTTATTGTTGTTTTGTCTGGGCATATACTTTTAATATGATAGTCCCAGTAAGTAAAAAACCTTTCTATTTCTTCTTTGTTGTTTTCTTTTATATCTGTTTGTAGTTTTTTTAAGTCTTCTTTTAAAAATTCTTTTAAAGTTTGTGTATTCATTGTTTAATGTTTTGTTAGCAGCCGCCAAAAAGCAGCGCTAAGATTAATAAAATAGTTAATTGTAAATCGCTGTAGTTTGTAAGTGGAAGTTGTCCTCTGCTCATTGTTTTAATTTTAAGTTAATATCTATTTTCTCTCCATTCCACTCTTTACCATTTAAGAACCATTTAAAATTTCTTTGATATATTGATACATTAGGCAAAGCGTTTAAGCGTTCTTTTGTTGTAGGTGTAAACCAACCACAATTAGAAATAGTTAATCTTTTGTTATCATGGTCATATGTTGCTATACAGTTATTATGTAATAAAATTCTGGATGTTTGGTCGTATCTATCATAAAATACTGACATATTTTGTTTATTTAGTTTGCCTTTATTAAAAAAAGCGTTAATTGATTGTTGTGTTATTTGTCTCATTTTTTTATTGTTTTAGTTTTTTTAATATTTCTAATATTATTTAAGTTATTTAAATACAGTATTAAATCTACTTTGGCCATCTTGTCTAGTGACTGCATATATTTTTGCTCTTCTTTTGAGTAACATACAATTGCCTTATCTAGTTCTGTAATTTGTCTCATTGTTTTATATGTTTTTAGTTATTATTTTATTTCTTTTTATTAGTGGCTTTAAATATACCCCCCTGTCTATTTCGTGCCAAAAAGATATACTCCCACTATTAAAATAATTTGCTTTAAATATTATGTAGTTATATGTGTTTTTGCAAAAACTTAATTTATAATTTTTTTTCATTGTTTTAATTGTTTTTAGTTATTATATATTTTTTCTAGTTCTGGGGCTACAAATTTAAAAAAATCCTCTCGCCTCTTTTCAGATGCGTGGAGACTTGCTAAAAGTTCAGAATTAATATTTTCTAAGGTGTAGCCGTATTCGGTCGCTAGTTCTAAAGAATCGGATAGACTTGTGTCATGCTCTTTCAAGTATTCCATTGCAGTATGATAAGATATTATTTCAACATGAAAAAAACCAGCATCAGACAAATCTCCAAATATTTCGTTACTATCTTTGTTTCCTATGTTTTCATTATTATGAAAGTCGGTCGCATCTTCTCCTAAATATTTGATTGTTAATTGTTGCAAAGTGTCCCGCATTAGTTCGTTTTTTGCGTGTTCTCTGTCCTCTTCTGTTTCTTTGTAGTTTATCGGGTTGTTAGGGTTGTTCTGTGTGTGTGTGTCCATTTTTTTTTGTTTTTAGTTATTATTTTAAATTATTGTTATTTTGTCTATAAAAATAAAAAGTTCACAAAGGCCCAAGTATAGCGCCATCATAATGCAAACGCCTATAATAGTGAAACAAATATTTTCTAATTTTTTATTAAACTTTGCGTTGTCTATTATATCCATACTTTCACATGTATAATTATATTTTTGCTTTTCTACATCATAAAATTTATTTATTGTAAAAAATTTATCTTTTTGCTCTTCTGTTAAATAATAAATCGCTTTATTATTTAAGTTTGCAATTTTGTACTGTTTAATTTTTTTATTCATTTTTTTGTTTTTTTAGTTTGTGTAGTTTTAATTATTATACAAATATACGACACTTTTTAACATTACCAAACAAAATGTTAAAAATATTACATTAATATTCTAATTTATAATGATTCTAAATAACTAAATATCAACGCTTTATATACAGAAACAGGCGTGTGTGGGCGTGTGTGCGTATAGAGCAGACCTAGCAGTTTCACCAGCAGTTTCAGCAGTTTCAGGGAGATTTCTCTATCAGTTTCTTTTAGGAAGTTTCATGTACCAATCAAGAACATCCATACACTCTTCAAGACCTTTAACAACTTTTGCAAAGTATCCAGCATTGTTTAGATATTCTACCCATTCTTTTTGTTCTTTAGTTGGGTAGCAGGTTTTGTCTGCTTTTATTTCTAGGAATAGTCCAGCGTAAAGGCTGTTTACTTTTAGTATTTGCATATCTGGGAATCCTTTTACATAGCCAGTTTTCTTTGCTAATACTGCCTGTTTCATAGAGGTTCTTATGCCGCCTAAACTGGCACAGTATCTTAAGTCTGGATAACTGTACTTCATGTATGTGCAAAACGCTGATTGTACTTGGGCTTCTTTTTTCATAGTGATGGCTACCCCCCTATACCCCCCTATGCCCCCCTATGCCCCCTATATCCCCCTCTGTATAGGTCGTACCCTTGATGAGTTGGTACATCAAAGGTTGAGATACGCTGTATTTTCTGGCAAGAGA